GTCTGGTAATACAGGAGGATTTTCTTCTGCTGCTTTAGCGTCTGCTACTACTCTTCTATTATGACTCCAATAATCATACTTCTGATAAAGATTATAAGGAACCCAAAGACATTGCTTTGCGAACCAATCTGCCCATAGAAAAGCAACAATAGTAGCATCTAAAGGATCTTTAGGGTATTTCATAATTTAATTGCAGTTGAAGTTCAGTCTCAAACTTGTTGTAAGTTGGTGGATGAAAGTTACAGTACTCATTGAAAGTAATCTTCATTTCCTTTTGAGTTAGTCTACAATGTTTTGCTGCTGTTGGCAAGTTCCATTTAGCAGAAAACAACATTTCCATTGATTCTCTAGTTTCAGGTCTCATTAATAAAATCTCTGCCTATCAACAGACCCTTCAATTTCAAGGACAATAGCATCCATAATACGATTAAAAGATCTTGACATCTGACGATATCCTGATCCAACATATACTTGACCCAATACAACTGATGCTGTTGCTACACCCCAAAAGATATAATAAAATTTGGACTTAACTTGAGCCTTTTGTTTTTGTCTTAGTGTTCCCCATTCTGGGATTGGTGGTGCTGTCATGATTTTTTTCTCCAATGTTTAATTAAGAGTTTTAACTCTTCAATTCGTTGTTCTGCTTGCTTAATTTTTTCTTCTAGAGGTGTCATTTGAATTCACACTCCACCATTATTTCAGTGAGACAGGCAAGCATATTTATCTCCTGATCTGCTACAAAGGCGGTTTGGTATTGATATTTCGCAATAACAAGAACGGCAGCAGGAATAGTGCTAGGGACAAGGGATTCGTATAAACTATCGTAAATGCGACGAAATAATACACTAGTATCATTGTCCAAACTACTGTTGACCCACTTACGTACTTCAGGAAAGTTTTTTTCTTTAAGGATTTTAATAAGGTCATCAATCGCAACATCTGAAAAAGCAGCTAATATTCCACTATCTATCTTACCACTAACTGAGTATCTCTGACACTCGTTTAATACTCTTCTCCAATCTGGAAAATGCTTATTTACTAATTGTACTAATACTTTCTTATCAGCTTCAATCCGTTCTTTGTCCAAGATAAAGTTAAGTCTTTCGAAGAAAGAAGCAGCAATCGTGGGTTTATCTCTTTTGTTGATTGTGAAGTCAATGACGGCACAACGGGAATGAAGTGGTTCAAGGATTTTGTTCTTATAATTGCAGGTAAATATGAACCTACAGTTCCCCGCGAATTCCTCAATAAAGGCCCTAAGTAAGAGTTGAACGTCATTTCCTGTGTTGTCTGCTTCATCAATAATAATAACCTTATGCTTTGCTTCAGATGTGAGTGATACTGTTGATGCAAAATTCTTAGCATTATTACGAACAGTATCTAAAAATCTTCCTTCATCAGAACCATTAATGACATAGAAGTCAACTCCTAGTTCATTACATAATGCTTTAGCAACTGTGGTCTTACCTATACCAGGAGGACCAGCAAGAAGCATGTTTGGTATTTCACCCCTATTTAGAAATTCCTTGAAAGTCTTCTTAGTACTTTCAGGTAAAATACAATCATCAATTGTTTTGGGTCTGTATTTTTCAACCCAGATAAAGTCACTCATCGTCTAGTAGTGTTACTCCTTGTTCTGTTTATAATACTGATAAATTTATCTCCAGCAAAAGTTCCTCCAAGACATACATCAATCTCATCTCCATCTTGCCAGTTTACATCACCATTCATTTTGGTATGTAACATTGCTTCTTGGATTTTGTCAATTACTTCTTGAGTTAGTTTCATATTCCTAATAGTTTACGTTGACGTTCAAAATATCCATGAAGTATCCATGAACTACTATTCATTTTATCTGTTCCTCCTATACCAAACTCAAATGATACCCTTGAATTATCTTTATATTTTTCATATTCTGGTGTATTGGTTTTACCCCTATCACCTCCATTACAAAATATAACCTCATTAGATATCTCTAAACATTTTGATATAGCACCACACGCAGAATCATCAGCATCATCCCATGATATAACAGCATCAACCATATCAAGATGACGTACAATATCTGCACGTTCAGTCCAACACTGAAAGTATTGTCCTTTCTTACGTGTCAACCAAGGATCACCATTTAATCCCACTACAAGATAATTCGATAAATCCTTAGCTCTTTTAAAATACTGAAGATGACCACTATGAATAGGATCAAATCCACCAGTAACTAAACTAAGTCTATCACAAAACATTATTGAAAAGTAGAATCTGGTTCAAGTGCAATAAAATATTTTAGATTATAAGTTGAATTAGTAAACTGTGATAATAGTTTAGAAGAAACTACCACATCATAAGCACCAGGAATAATCTTAATATTCTCGACCTTAAAGTTGAAAGAAAACTCTTTATCAGTCTCACCAACTACAATGGCAAACTCATTAGAAGTATCATTCTTCTTATCACGTACAACAAGTTTAACGACACCTGCACCACCAACTGCTGATAAATCAGGTAACTGATAGACTGCTGCTGCCTTAAGAAGTTTCTCTAAGGTAACACTATCAAGTTGAAAATGAACATCCTCTGTAGGAAGACTAATCTCCTTATCTGGTGGAGAAATAATTACATTAGGGTCTGCAAAGAAATACTTTACTCTCCTCTTACCTTCACGAATAGTCAAATAAGATTCTTCTTTAAAATCAAGATCAGGATCCTGATGCAATCCAAGTCCATTCAAGAACTGATTCAGATCATAAATCGCAAAATCCCTTGAGAAATCTTCAACAATTTCTGCTTCTGCAAGAATATTCTTAGCAACAGAAATGGTACGAAGATTATTTCCTTTCTTTACAAGAATGGAATTGTTAATACCAGCAAAGTTTTTAAGAATGGTTAGAGTTTTTTCAGATAAATTCATAGTTTGGTCTCTAAGTTTCATAATTAAGGCATGTTGTGGTCAATATTCCCACTAGTCATTGATGGTTTACCGTAATGTTCATCAAAATGTAATAACAGCATAGCATAATGTATCACTTTCATCAAGTCTTTTTTATTTTTTCCATCCTTACTTCCGTATCGACTACCATATTTAAGTATATTTGCTTGACAAAAATCAGAAGCAAGATCTCTTGCTGCCATCAAGTCTAAAGTCTGAACATTACGGTACTCATGTTTGGTACCAGTATAATGTCCATTATAAGTACGTGCTACATACTCTTCTACATCTTTAAGTATCTCCTTTTCATGATACTTGTTCCTGCTGTCTGACATATTCTCCTTTAGATTAGCCGATGTATTTATCTGAATATGATGTGCAATTTGGTCATCATTATCTGCAAGAGGATCAGTAGCAAAAGGATTTGGCATATCAGGATCATTACGGGTATAATCATACCAATATTCTGAATGTTCATAACCATCAGTAGTACTGACAGTAATTCCATCTTGCAATCCACCAATAGTAATACCATTACCCAAATCAGTACTTCCTGTTCCAATTATAGTATCATAGGAAGTACTTATTTTTATTGGATCGTACTCATCACTTTCTTGTGGTGTCACTCTGTTTTCATCAGTCATTTTATCATCTCCATAAAGTTCATCATAAAGTAAACTCCAAGCATTAACCATTATATCAGTTTACCTCCTTATCGTCAAGTTGAAAATCAGCATCCACTTTGTCATACAATTCAAGGAATGATTGCTTAGTGTCATCATCAAATCTGTTAACACATACTTGGATTGCCTTTGCTTTATTATTAAAGATGTTGTATGCACGAAGAATGTGAACTAAACGACGAGTACTAATAATCTCATCCACACCACCATCATAGAATGTTTTACGGATGATGTCACCCCAATCAACCAATCTCTTACAGAAATCAGTATCAGTAATACCCAATTGAGCAGCAACTGCACCTAAGATTCTATTCTCAGTAGTTGGTGATGGATAATCTTGCTCAAATGTTACAGGGAATCTCTCAAGGAATGCTTCATTAAGAACATTAGTTCCTATGAACCTACCATCATCAGAACCCTTACCCTTAGTATTTGCAGTAGCAATAATATTAAATCCTACCGCAGGTCTGACCACTCTACCGATTTTTTTGAGGAACACCCCTTTACCTTCAAGTATGGATTGGAGGCATAAGATTTTGTTACTAGCCAAGTCAATCTCATCGAGTAACAAGACTGCTCCTCGTTCAAGTGCTTCAACGACAGGTCCGTTATGCCAAACAGTTGCCCCATCCACAAGACGGAACCCACCAATAAGATCGTCTTCATCAGTTTCAATAGTAATGTTTACACGAATAAGTTCTCTACCAAGTTGAGCACATGCTTGCTCTACAGAAAATGTTTTACCATTTCCAGAGAGTCCAGTGATAAAAGCAGGATAAAAAACACTACTTTGTATGATTTTTTTAACATCTTTAAAACTACCAAATGGAATAAAAGTATTGTCTTTTTCAGGAACTAAATTCTGAATTTCTGAAGGAACTACAGAAGGTGCATTAAATGATTTTTCAATGTTTTCAACTGCTTTAGTTGTAACTTCTAAGTTCCACCTACCCTTAGCAACCTTATACTTTTTCAATTTCTTAGTTACTGTTTGATAAGTGATGTCATTCATAGAACAAAATCCCTTGATGTCAGCAGTAGTAAATTCTGTACCATAAGCACTTCTCAATCCATCTACTACTTGGTCTTCAGTCATCTTAATCTCAAAAGGCATTGTGTTTTATTTAACTGAAGTTATTATAGTATAAAAAAGAGGGTCATATAGACCCTCGTGGACACTTATTTAATTGTCTCTTGTTTTTTAAAAAAATCACCTAAAGATGATTGCAATTGACCTTCATTTTCTTTTGGATCAAGTTTATTATACCCCTTTACTTTCTTCCACTCATTATAGAGTGCTTGCAGTATCCATGACTGCGATAAGCTTTTAGGTCCGTTTTCAAGTAATTCAAGATGTTTTTTGTTACTGGTGTAACTCTTGTACTCTTCTCTCCAATTGGAGTCATCATAAAGTTTGTTTGTCATTTTTTGTAAGCAAAGGTTTTTCCTTTAATTTGGGTATCACCTTCTGGTGAGGTTTGTCCTGGTTTAAATTTACCTGCTTTTATTCTTTTAACGTTTCTACCTTGACTATCTTTGCCGAGTCCACCTTTTCGAGTTGCTGATACTGTACCAGTTTTTTTAGTTTGTGTCAAGACCGCATCCTGACCATACTTCTTACCAAGTGCTTTTATTGCTTTCTTAAACTTCCTTTTACTCTTCTTACCAGAACTGACAACATGACTTCTCTCTTTAACCTTTGTGGTCTTGCCAGTCTTATCATCCTTCTCATCCCATCTTCCAGATACCTTAGTAGCACCAGGTAAACCCTTACCCTTGATATCCTTATCTAA